TATGTAAAAGATAAAAGATTTTCTTTTAATGGTTCTATACAAGGCTCTGGATTGTTTGGACAAAATTTATTTAAAGAGGGTGGTAAATACTTGACTATAGTTGAGGGAGAGTGTGATGCTATGGCAGGATATGAATTACTAGGTAGCAAGTGGGCAGTAGTATCAATTAAAAGAGGAGCTTTATCTGCAGTAAAAGATATAAAAGAAAGTTTAGAATATGTAGAAAGTTTTGACAATGTCGTGTTATGTTTTGACAAAGACAAGCAAGGACAGGAAGCTGCAAAGAAAGTAGCTACAATTTTAAAACCGGGGAAAGCAAAGATTGTAACATTACCTAATGGATATAAAGACCCTAATGATATGCTCAAGCAAGGTAAACATCAAGACTTTACGAGAGCTTGGTGGGACGCAAAACTTTATACTCCTAGTGGTATCATAAAAGTATCAGATAAAAAAGTATCTTACTTTGACAGACAAAAGAAAGAGAGTATAGCTTTTCCATGGGAAGGATTAAATAAAAAGTTATATGGTTTAAGACAGGGAGAACTCGTAACTCTTACTGGTGGCACAGGGTTAGGTAAGTCTAGTGTTACCAGAGAGTTAGAGCATTGGCTTATAAATCAAACAGAAGATAACGTAGGTGTGATTGCATTGGAAGAAGATTGGAAAAGAACAGTTGACGGTATACTTTCTATCGAAGCTAACGCAAGACTTTACATTGACCAAGAACGAGAAAAGTTTGACAAAGAAACTATCATGCAAATGTTTGACAAAGTATTTGAAGAAGATAGGGTATTCATTCATGCACACTTTGGCACTAACGAGATAGATGATATCTTTGCAAAGCTTAGATATCTCATAGTTGGTTGTGATTGTAAGTGGGTTGTGGTAGACCATTTACATATGCTTGTTAGTGCTGTGCATGAAGGAGATGAACGAAGAGCTATTGATTCTATTATGACTAGACTTCGTAGCTTGGTTGAAGAAACAGGAGCAGGACTAATACTTGTATCACACTTAAGAAGAGTTGACGGTAATAAAGGACATGAGAATGGTATTGAAGTATCTTTATCTCATCTTCGTGGTTCAAATAGTATTGGACAATTAAGTGATTGTGTGATAGCATTAGAAAGAAATCAACAATCAGATGATGAGCTTGAAGCAAGAACAACAAAGCTTCGTGTATTAAAATCTAGATACACAGGAGATGTAGGATTAGCCAGTTCATTAGTTTATGATAAAGACACAGGCAGATTATCAGAGGAAGATATATCAGAATTTGAGGTAGAAGAAAATGCAGTTAGTATTTGATATAGAAACAGACGGATTAAATCCTACAGTCATATGGTGTATTGTAGCCATAGATGACAAAGGTAAGTTTTATAATTATCCTGAAGATAAAATTGATGAAGGAATACAATTATTAAAAAGTGCAGACAAAATTATTGGACACAATATTATAGGATTTGATATACCTGTAATTAAAAAATTAAAAGGTGTGGATTTATATCATCATGACAAAGTTGTAGATACTTTAGTTCTATCTAGATTATTTAATCCCAACAGAGAGGGAGGACATAGCATAGCTAAATGGGGATATAAGTTAGGTATACCTAAAAAAGAATCTCCTGAATGGGACTCGTACAACGAGGATATGTTATCTTATTGTCAACGAGATGTAAGTATAAACTTTAAATTATTTAATTATTTAAAAAAAGAATCTATCGGATTTTCAAAAGAATCAATAGATTTAGAACACAAAGTTACATATTTGTTAGAAGAACAAAAACAAAATGGATTCTTATTTGATGATGAAAAAGCAATGTTACTTACATCTGAATTAAGCTCTAAATTAAAAGAAACAGAGGACAAAGTACACGAAACATTTAAGCCTATCTGGATTGATGATAAAATAATTACACCTAAATTAAAAAAAGATGGGCAACTTTCTAAACAGGGATTGACAGAACAAGAGTACAACGATATAATAAAGGGTACGCTTGAGCATAAACCTTTTATGAGAAAAACTCTTCAAGAGTTTAATTTAGGTTCAAGAAAGCAGATAGGTCAAAGACTTCAAGAGTTAGGTTGGAAACCAAATAAATTTACTCCAACTGGTCAAGCTATTGTAGATGAGACTACACTCAAAAAGATTACACACATTAAAGAAGCTCAACTTATAGCAGACTTTTTGTTGTATCAAAAAAGATTAGCACAGGTTCATTCTTGGATAGATGCTGTAGATAAAAAAGATAATAGAGTTCATGGTTCAGTTATATGCACTGGAGCTATTACTGGTAGAATGGCTCATAGAAATCCTAACATGGCACAAGTACCTGCAGTATACAGTCCTTATGGTAAAGAATGTAGGTCTTGTTGGACTGTTCCAGAAGGATATAAACTTGTAGGTATAGATGCAAGTGGACTAGAATTAAGAATGTTAGCACACTATATGGCTGACGAGGAGTATATAAATGAAATTATTAACGGAGACATTCATACAACTAACCAAAGATTTGCTGGACTTAAATCAAGAGATGAGGCGAAAACTTTCATCTATGCACTCGTTTACGGAGCTGGAGATGAAAAGATTGGAAGAATCATTAAGGGAAGCAGGGATGCAGGTAAACAACTGCGAGAACGCTTTCTTGCTAGTCTACCAACACTTAGAACTCTTAAACAACGAGTTGATAGAGCTTCGCAAAAGAAATACTTAAAAGGTTTAGATGGAAGAAAGATATTAATTAGACATAGACACGCTGCACTTAATAGTTTATTACAAGGTGGTGGTGCTATCGTAATGAAAAAAGCATTAACATTATTAGATTTAAACTTGAAATTAAATACTATTGATGCTAAAATAGTTGCTAACATTCATGATGAATGGCAAATAGAAGTGAAAGAATCTCAAGCAGATTATGTAGGTAGAGCAGGAGTTCAAGCTATAAAAGATGCAAGTGAATATTATAAAATGCGTTGTCCTTTAGATGGCGAATACAAAATAGGAGACAGTTGGTATGAAACCCATTAAAAAAGATATGAAAAAGTTTGACCTTGATTTAAAATATGGTCAAATAAGAGAAGATAAAATAGCAGATATGCTTACTGATAAAAAAATAGAAGTAAAATCTGAAAGAGGTATGTGGATGAAAACAGGTAACATATGTATTGAATACCAATCATATGGTAAACCTTCTGGTATAGCAGTAACAGAAGCTGACTACTGGTTTCACAATCTTTGTATTGGCGATGATATATTCTGTACATTTATATTTGATGTACCAAAACTAAAACAACTAATAGATAAATTAGATTTTAAAAAATCTGTAAGTGGTGGAGACCACAATGCAAGTAGAATGTGGTTAGTAAATATACAAAAATTATTTACATCTGATGTATATAAAACATTTGAGGATTTAAAAGATGAGTAATTATAAATCAGAAGCAGGTCATTGGTATGACCATAATGGTAAACCTATGTATACTATTATAGGTGCAAATGGTAAAGAAAGAAACACTACTCTTCGTGATGCTAAAAAAGAAGGTTTTGTTCCTTCAGTTACTACCATCATAGGTATCGCAGCCAAACCTTCACTAGAAAATTGGAAGATTACACAAGCTTTAGAAGCTTCTCTAAATATAAAACAAGATGACCCAGAGTACATAAACAAATGTAAAAATGCAGGTAGAGAAGTAGGAATGAATGCTGCAAAACAAGGTACAAAAATACATGCACAAATAGAAAAAGGATTTTTAGGTGGAGCTAAAACAAAACCTTACAAAGTTATTAAGTCTTGGTTAGATGCAA